CCGCAATATGACGCAGTGGTGCCGGCTTCAATGTTACACCCAGCGATCACCACGTTGCGTGCTGTCACACCTGCAAAAGCCGCTTGAATGCCCGCCCGATACGCACCCTCAACAACCGTATTTTCAATCAGTACCGTGCCGCCTGATACGGCATTTTGGCAGCCATGCCGACCGCCGCGTAGCCAGCACCCGCGTATTGTCTGGTTTGATACCGCGCTGCCGGTGTTGATCAATGATGTTGTCGGGCTGGTGCTGGTGCCGCGCACTTCGATATTTTCAATCGTGAGCTTAGCCGAGCCGGTGCTTGGAATATTGATCCCACCACCAGCTGATATAATTGCGTGCGGCGCGGTTGGGTCGGCCGGGTCGAACTCGAGGCCCGCTGCTGCGCGGATCACCAGCTCCATTGCGTAGTTGCCTGACGTAGCCAGGCCGGTACTAAGCCCGCCTGTTGTGGTGATAATCTCGCCGATATAGCGATCGCCGGCGCCGCCTGTGCGGGCGGCAAACCAAGTCTGGTAACTGGTGAAATCAGCGCCAGACCCAGACGCTCCGATCGTCTTAATTACATCAGCCATTAACGCACCGCCTCATATTCTGCACGGCACGCCATTAGCGCGGCTCTGTGCTTGTCAGCATATCCAGCCAGATTTGTTGCTCTTTGCTCAGCGCGTCCGAACAGCTCGGCGAGCACCAAGGCGTCTGTGGCGGCATTTGCGCGTGCGGCGACAGCGCCGGTATTACCGGCTTGTAACAGACGTTTGCGGGCTTCGATGGCGTCGTGCAGCCGGCCAGACAGCTCAGCGCTATGACGCTCAGCAGCGGCAAGCGCATCCCGCCGCTTTTCAGATTCAGCATGTGATTGCTCCAGTTCGGTTAGTATCTTGGCCTGATCGCGCGCTGCGGATTCAGCAGCGGCTACTTGTGCGTGGGCATCTGCCAGCATGTGGCTGTCCCAGTCGGACTGCCATTTTGAATCGACCGCATAAGCGCCAATCGCAATCCCGGCGCACCCGTAGAATACCAGCGCAATCAGCTTTGCGCGCAGGCTGATCATGTTGTGGACTCGCAAAGTGCGCGCTCCGCAGCCCGACGCCGCACCAGCCCCATAAGTTGCTTGCCGCCCGCAGTGGTCCAGCGGCTAAGTTCTTTGCATGCGCCTGGCGCGTCCCCCGCGTTTAGTTTCTTTGCCATAGTCGACTCGCAAAACTTTCGGATGCCGACATTATACGCGAAAGAAACGAAAGCTGCTTTCTGGCCGGTTGTCATTTCTGTTTTTACGCACCGCATGACGCCCTCAGCATGCGCAGCCAGATCGTATTCCAGCAGTGAGTCGCATTCCTCTTTAGTGTACGGCCGGCCGAGCTGGGCGGTTAGCGTATGCCCGGCGCAGGCTGTCACAATGCCGACCGGGTCTTTATAGCCGCGCAGTACCATGCCCTCGAATTCTGGCACGAATGCGCCTAAGGCTGTGGCGGCCGCCGCGCCTACCAGTGCGATCAACTTACCTTTAGCCATGTTCAACCTCCACCGGAACGAGCGCGCGGAATTGCTCTTGACTGTCGAAGCGGTACCGGTAGACCTCCAAGTCAGGAACGCCGGCGAACCCGTGCGACGGGCTGGCAGGCGTTACCAAGTAGCTGTCAGCGCCTTCAATCGGCTGCAGGCTGTCAACGTGCCAGCCGGGAAGCGCCAATTCATTTTCATACAGCGTGCCGAGTTCTTTAATGTCCATTCGTTGCGCTCCGCATTGATTCGACTACCTCGCCAAAGGTGCCGACAAAGATATATACCCTGAAGTGATACGAGCCGGACGGGTTTGCGTACCGGTAAACCGTGTTCCACTTTACCACTCTTTCCGGCGTGAACCTCCATCGCCCATACCCTGCGGTCGGCCAAGCGGCTTGCGGCAATTCTGGCGACCAAGCGCCCATAGCGTGCTGCCCGTCTGGCGTTGTAAAAATAACCGGCAGCGACTGCTCGCCAGGACCATCTGATAACGCGCCAATCGACTGCGTGACCGGGTTGTAAGTCCAGAATACTGAGAAATTCTCAGGCATGTAGCCGGTCAGCACCTCGAAGGTCGCGGAGCTGTGCGATTCGTTAGCCGGCGCATTGAACTGCACTGAGTATTCAATCTTGTTGTCTGCCAGCACAGTAACACGCTTGTTCAGTGTGTGCTGGCTGATATATGCGCCGCTAACTGGACGCCAAAATGCCATCTGCGAATAAGTTGCCAGCGTGTCAGTGGTGCGCCAAGATGCGATCAGCCGGCTAGTTGACCGCGACGGGTTCACGCCGTCAAGCTCTGAGCCTGCCTCGGTCGGGTTGAACGCCTCGCCCAGCCCACTGAACGAACTGGCGCTCTGCAGCTGCCTGCCGTGGTCGTAGTCGTCTACATACTCAACGCCTCGAAGAGTTACGCTGCACACCGCGCCGGCGTCGTGCGTGCATGTTTTGACGGTTAGTTGTCCATTACTGATAGTGATTGCCGACGGTGGCGCTGCTGCCACACAAAACGGAATGAGTAACGCGATTAATTTAATCATGCTGTGATCGCCTGCAGTTCTGCGTTTGTTAGGCCGCGCGGGATGAAAGTGATCCTCGAAACAGTACCGTTAGCCGAGTTAGCCAGTGTGGCGGAACCCTCCCAAGGTGCGCTGCCGATTGTAGCCCTGACCATGCCGGCCGGCAATGCAATTGCGGAGCTACTAGTACCCGAAATAGCCCCGTTAACCGCCGCAGCAAAATCGCCGGACTTAACGCGCACTGCTATTTTTACCGGCGTGTCGGTTGTGTGAGGAAGGCTCAGTACCGGAGCTGCGGAACCGGAAGATCGCAAGTTAAACTGCTTACCCGCGAAGTAAATACAGTTGTCGAAAGTATTACCAAAGCCAAAAGCGACCGTGTCATCAATCCATTTACCCTGAATTATTATCGTGTACTCAGTCAGGGTGCTGGCGAGTTCTGCTAAGTTTGCGATAGTCGTGAACGCAGCAAGGCGCGTTACTTGCGCCGAGGTTGTTGGTATGTAGCTTGTCGGCGCAGGACCGGATTCTAGCTGCGCGCCCCATAAAACAACAGTCGCTGCATTCTCCGCATCTGACCGTATATTCATGCGCACGACTGCCGTATCTGCGACATACGATAACCAAACTCTAAGCCATCCGTTTTGTTGCGCTTCTACGCCGTGACCGACAAGTGCTCCGTACGTTGACGTTACGGCGCCCGTGGCCGGATTAACAACAATATGCCTACCCGCGCCAGTATCATCACGGACCATAAGGCGAGTTATGGTTCCAGCTTTAATATATACAGATTGGCAGTAAGTAGCGCCAACCGTGGCCGTTGCCGATTGATTTAAGCTGACACCATTGTTCGTTGTTAGTGTGTCGGCAGTCAAAGTCCCATCAGGTGCGGTTGTCGTGTTTGGTGCTATAGTTGCGCCCGCTTGTTTAATCCACGAAGCGTTATCAAACCCATTGGACTGCAGCAGCAAATTTGTACGCTGTTCCTCGCAAAGCAAACCAAGCGCATTGCCCGTCGCAGCATCATAAGTGATGCGCGGCGTGTTGATTGCGGCGCTGCCTACAATTGTCGGCATTTGATATGTGGCCGTACTGTTGCGCGCCGTGGTAATGGCTGTTGTCAGCGCGGTTAACTCGGGGCCGAATGCGCCATATACGTTGTGTCGGTTTGTCGCAAAGTTCAGATCCAGCGTTGCGCGTTGGAAAAGTTGGGCGACCAGATCCGTTGTTGCTTTTGATTGAACGCCGAGCAAGGCATTTACCGCAGCAGCATCAGCGCCCGCGATCACAGAACGCCCAAAGGCTGACAGGTCAGCAGCTGCCGCCGCATCCAAACCGGTAAAATAAATGATCTTGTTTGCCGCAGTGGTAACGCCCGCTAGTGCTGTCAGCGTGGCGTCTGCAGCCTGTGCGCTTAGCGCAGTTCGCGCTGCCGCGGCGTCAGCTGTGGCGATCAGGGTCCGGCCATATGCCGTCAGATCCGCAGAAGCCGCCACATCAGCGCCGGTGAAATAGATAATTTTGTTCGCAGCGGTAGTTACCCCCGCGAGGGCGGCTAAGGTCGCGTCCGATGCCTGAGCGCTCAATGCGGTGCGCGCCGCTGCTGCGTCTGCTGCGTTTATCAGCGATTTGCCGAATGTTGTTACCGCCACTGTGCTGAATGCGTTTGCACCGGTTCGCTCTACCAGGCCATTTGTCGTCAGCTCGCCGATCGCGGTCTGGTTGGCAAGTGCATTCTGGATGCGGTTGACGATATTTGGAAGCGACTCGTAGCTATTCCAGCCGATCAGCTTGTCCGTTGTGGTTGGCTGGTCCCAGTTTGCCGCCAGCGTGATGGTGCTGGTTCCGCTAACCGGAGCGGTGCCGCTGATTGCCGTAACAATGCGTCGCGTGCCCAACTGCAGCACAAAGCCCGGCACGATAAAAGAACAGTCGACATTGCCAGTTACGGATATAGTCGGGCTACCATTTGTGGCGGTTGCGCTGGCGCTTTCAATAGGGTTGACGGGATTTAGTGCCACAGGTTACTCCAGTTTGTTCTCGAATGTTCTGATACTAGCATTTCGCTGAATGTAAGTGAAATTCGGCACGCTTCCGCTAAATTCAAAAGTGCCTTCGTACTGATAGTTTTGAATCCCCGCGCCGGGTGTCTCTGACACGTTGGCCGGGAAGTTCAGAAACCATTCTGTCCGATTTAGCTCAGCGTCGTAAATACCAGCAGCGGCCACAGTAAACTCTGCAATAACGTTGCCCCACCGGTACACTGTCCCCGTTGCGTAAAGTATAACGCTGCTGTAATCGCCGCCAGTTGTGCGTCCGCGCGCAGAACCGCTGCAAGTGACTTGTATTGGCTTGCCGGCGCTATCATGGCCCAATGCACTGGCAAGCAGCTGACCGGTCGTCGTGTTACTGCTGCCCGATTTGGTCTCAATGATCTGCCCACTGAAAAAGTCGCCTTTAATAAACCCGGTGCCGTTGCGCTTAATCCAAAATAGGCCGTTTAAGTCGGTCTTTGACCCGCTACCGATCCACACCAGATACGTGCCGTCGTCGTAGATCTCTGTCCGCACGCCGCTGCCACTGTCCGTTACTAACCGGCCCTGTATGCCAGCGTTCACCATAGTGCAATCGTTCATTGTGGCGTCACGCATCACCACGTTGCCGGCGGCGTCGACATAGAACAAGCCGTTCGTTGCGTTTTTCGTTCCGGTGCCGTACCAGAATGGGAAAGGCCCGCTGCCCGACATCTCCGCACGGTAGCCGCTTGTTGCGGTTTGGAATGTGGCCGCCACAATGTCGCCGGTGTAGATCCACTTGTTGCGCCCCGTGTCCCAGTACAATTGCACAGTTCCGCCAGTGTCGCTTAGGCGTAAAGTATCCGCCCGAAATTCCAGCGTATTGGTCGCGCCGTCTGCCACGATCCCGGTGACCCGCGTAACGCCTGCCGTCGTGCTACTAACGCCCAAGAATGCCCGACCGAACGCGAACCCCTGCGCCGGGTCGAAGACAGTCTCGAGTATCACCGCGGCGCTGGCTTCGTTGCCCGGACCCGCGATTGCCGTTTTCAAACCGTTAACCGCAGTTAGTGCGCCGTTTGCCGTTGACTGCGCCCCGTTTGCAATCGTAGCAGTGGCGGCGAGGCCGGTCGTTGGGTTGTTGACCGTGTTAGTGATTGACGTTGCCGAGGACAACGCATCCTCCGCAGTCGACTGAGCTGCGCTTGCGATTGAATAGGTGGCGGCAAGGCCGGTAGACGGATTATTTACTTGGCCCTGCACGCTGCTTGCTGCGGTGGCCGCACCATCCGCCGTTGTCTTAGCAGTGTTGGCCAGCGTATAGGTAGCCGCCACGCCTGTAGTCGGATTCTTTACTGTACCCTGCAAAGCGCTGATCGCCGTGCTGTTGCCGGATACATCGCTGGCCACTTCGTTAATCTGCCCGATAATTGCCGTGTCGTCTGCTTGCAGCTGCAATATCTGACTGGCGCGTGTAGATGTTTCGGTGGCAAGGGCATCACTAACGTTTGTGATCGCCGCCTCGTTGTCGCCAACCGCAGCGGTCAGCGTCGATACTTGGCTGGCGCGCGTGCTGGTCTCTGTAGCCAATGCCGTGCTAACGGTCGTGATCGCGGCCTCGTTATCATCAACAGCGGCGGTTAGCACTGAAATGCTGGTTGCCGTGGCGCTATCGAGGTCCGCAACGGTCTGGTTTATGATGATAATGCCCGCAGCGTTGTCGTTAACCTGTGACTGCAGCTCTGTGATGTCGGCAGACACCGCGCTATCAAGATCCGCAACTGTCTGCTGCAAATTGGTGATGCTAGAAGTATTGGCTCCTACGGCTGTTGTCAGCGTGTTGATGCTGGTAGCGGTGGCGCTGGTTAGGTCTGCCACAACCTGATTTGTGGTGACGATGCTTGCGGTGTTCACGCCTATAGCCGCGCTCAGCTCTGCGGTTTCTGTCTTGCGCTGCTTTGTCTCAGTGCTTAGGTCAACGCCGGTTTCAAAGTTGCTCATTGTATTTGCAAGTATATCCAGAATAGACACTCGCGGATCTTCGCCAACTGAGTCATTTACCTCGTCGATCCGGTCTGTGATCAGCTGATTTACTTCGATAGTCGTCGGGTAATCGACCAGCGATGCGTCCACAATGTCTTGCAAGTCGCCCTGCACTTGCTCCACGACGCCCGGCAATATCTGGCCCGCGATGTCCTCGCCGATCAGGTCGATGATGTCGGTGCCATCTGCTGTCGTGGTTGCGATAGTGCTGGCCCATGATGAAGTGCCCAGCGCGTTAATCGTCCGCGCATATATCGTGTACTCGGTGGCCGGTGACAGCCCCGCAAATACCATTGAAGCGCCGCGCCCGACAATCTGCGATGTTGATCCTATAGCGAACTCGAATGTGGTTCCAAGCCCGATGCCAGCCAGCACCGGGATCGCCGTGATGTCGAAGTTTCCGACAATCGTGCTGATGCTGCTCGGTGGCACCGGTAGCGCCAGCGTGAAAGAGATTGTGGCGGCCTCTGATGGGAAGCCGATCGTGCTGATTGCGCGCACTTGGATGCTGTATGAACCCGTATCGAGCTGCGGGATCACGTAGGACTGGCCGACCGTTTCTGAGCGCTCCAGTTCAGTGGTGCCGGTGAGCAGTACGACAAGGAACCGACGCACAAAGGCATTATCCGGATAGCTCCAGGTTAGAGTGCCGCGGGTTGCCAGCGTTGGGTCTGGCGTGATGGTAAGACCGGTTGGCGCCGGAATGTTGGCCGGGTCTCCCAGATTGGTGCCGCCGATAATCTCAGAGTATTCCAGATCAGACCACGGGTATATCGCGTCGTCGTGCTGTATCGCGGTGATATTGATCAGATAGTCTTCGCGGTACTCTGTGGCAGCCACACGAAACTCTTTATTAATCCATCCGCGGTTTTCTTCGGTGATATCAATGATGTCTCCGACATCAAGCTGCAACGCTTCAGGCGTGGCAGTAAACTGCACAGACTCAGCATTGCGACTGGCTTTTACTGCCACCTCAGCAAGCTGCAGCGCTTCGGCTTTATACACTGTGTATTCAGCCGTGATCACCTTCTCGAGATTCAGCCCGTTATCTTCTGCCAGCCACTGCGCGTACAGAGGATCATCAGTGGCAGGGTAAAAGCATTCGTCCATCTCGTATTTGTTTTCGACGTTCGGGAAACGTACCACGACGCGGTTAAACCGGTCTTTAATGCCTGGCAAGGTGCTGGTAATTGAACTGACGATGTTGTCGGCGTTAAAGCTGTAAACCGGATTGCCTTCAATCTCAGTGCCAATTTTAAGCCGGCCGTCTGAGTCCGGGAAAAACCCCCGGTATGCGTTGGCGATCTCAGACACGTTATCAAACAGCGTGCGCCCGGTGTCGATGATGTTGTTATGCGTGAACCGTTTGAAGTTCACAACCTCAGCAGGCCCACCGGTGCAGGTATAAACGCCGTCAACCGTTTGGCAAATTTGCGTGTCAACTGTGGCGGTTTCGTTAGTGTCGCAGATGTTGGCAACGGCGATGATTGACGCCAGATCGATGTCAGCATCAGTCATGCCGAGGCCGTAAACTGTCGACCGCAGATAGTCGTAAAGATGCAGCGCCGGATTTTCAGTGTAGCCTGTAGCGCTATTGCGCGGATCCAGACACTTTTTGCCCTTGATTATTACCGTGATCTGCGGCTCGCCGTTCCAAATTGTGCCGTCTTTATCCTGCCGGAAAGAAAATATTGCAGTGGCCAGGCCGCGGTAATGACTTTCAGTTGCACTCCAGCGATTAAACACTGTGCCTGAAGTCAGCGGGTTTTGCTCAGGCGTACCGGTAGCCAGTTGGTAGTTGTAATAGCGCAATCCATCCTTGGTCCAGCGCGGGTCATTCCAACTCACACCGTTGAAAAAGAACTCTACGTAGCTGTCGATTTCTCCTTGACAGAATACGCAGAACACATGGTAAACCTCGTTTTCTAAACCGCCAGGCTCGTTACTGACAGCCCGGTCAACGATGATTGCGCCGACCTTGCGAGTACCGTAGACAATTGGGATCGGGTAGTCTGAGCCAATGCGCTGGATCAGCATGGCCTGCTTATCCGGCATGTCAGGCGTAAGCCACTTTTTCAGCTTACCAATCAGCAGGCCTGAAAGCGCCCCGATTGCGATGGCGATCCATCCGCCAAAGAATGAACCGACTAAACCGCCAATAACGCCGCCAGCTAACTTTTTCAGGAAACCCATTATTTACCGCCCCAGCGCAGATCGTCGCCTGCTGATTTTGAGTTAATAAAGCTCGTGCTGCTTGGATAGAAACGCTGATAACTGGCCTGAGTTGTCCGGATGCCGCGCACGGCGTCAAACTGGCTCATATAGTTTGACAGCTGCACGCCGATCCCTGCTGTCACGTCGTCGTCATCAACCGCGTATGTGTCAATTCGCATGGTAGTTGTAAGCAGTGCGCCGATCACTTGGTCGTTATCATCGCAGAGAACATGCCGCAAAATGACTTTTCTGCCGATCGGGTTGTTGGCCTGGAATAGCGCCAGAATAGACTGGTCAACAAGTGAGATCTGGAATGTGCAGGTATTAACGCGCAGTTCCTGCTCCTGCTTTACCGTGCCAGTTCCGAGAAAATTACCGCCGGCAAGAAATGTTTGACCACCAAAAACAATGTCGTGGTTTGCCGTGGTGAGTCGCACGGTACCGGCAGCCAGTTGCATTTCTACCAGCTCAGTGCGGGCACCTTCACGGATCGCTGCGAGTATTTCCGGGCTGTAATTCTTCAACCGATCACCTCAATGAATTTCAGATTGCGCGTTACCGGGATCCGGTTTCCAGTGCTGCCAAAGCCGTTGTTAGGCGCGCCAAGTTTGCAGTGCACTTGTACGTCGTTAAATTTCACAGTCTCACCAGATGCCACCACCCGGATTAAGTTTGGCTCAAAATTGACTACGTTACCGGACAAAGACGTGACGCAGTACAATTTCGTGTGACCGGCAAACTGCATGTATAACCCCGGCTCTATGCCGGTAACAGATGCCAGCGTTACCGCTCTCAGTCCGATAGCAGCGCTTGCCGCTGTGCTTTTGTCTGTTACTGGCGATTCGCCGTAAAAAGGCAGTGTGATTTGCGTCACAGTGGCCCCGCCTCGCAGACTGGTAATGTAGGCGTTTGCGGCGCGGAATTTATCAGGCAGCACCCGGCAGGTAATTTCAATTTCATAACGCTGGCCAAGTGTGCGCCGCGTCAGAAACTGCTTGCTGCGAGTGTCAGAGCTGATCAGGCTGACATTATCAGTCACTGTCAGCCCGTCAACGATAATGTCGGCATATGGAAACTGAGCCATTAAAGCGTTCTCCCTTCAGAAGCCAGGCCGATCCGAACGGCGTTTAATACAGCCTCTGGCTGTCCTGCCATTATCGCCTCAAAGTCGGCTTCCTGCGCGTAAATTGTTGGATTGTAGTTGATCACAATACTGCTGCCGCCTGCCTGCTGCATATCGCGGTTGCTGACTACTTCGCCGCCGCGGGACCCAGGTAGCAGGTATTGCCGGTTGCCTTGCTTCAGAATTTCCGGCCGGCCGTCTTCCGTTACCGGGTACATGCCGCCAGCCTGTACCGGGCCGCCGTAAAGTTTGCCACTGCCTGCGCTGTATTGCTGGCCCTGAATTTTCGCAATCTGAACCGCAGCCAAAGCGCCCACAGATGCAGCTAAGCCGACATTGAGCGGATAAGGGATCAGCGGGTTAGCCAATACGTTTGTGATGGCCAGCGCCGCGCTGATTGCTGCCTGCGCCGATGCCAGCATTTTGTACTGTTTAAATGTTTTCTCGCCGCCTTCTTTGGCGACGTCGGCCAGATTACCAAACAGGTCGCCGAAAGCACCAAGCGTTGATTGCGTCGACTGTTGCGCAAATTGCCGCCGCTTCTCCGCCCCTTCATTTGCTATCCGGGTAAGCTCAGCCTGCTTCTGGTCTTCGACAGCTATAATAGCCTCTGCTGCCTGCTCTGCAGTGATTAGCTGCAATGCCGTGTCACGCTGCAGTACCGCTATTTTTGCCTCAGCTTCCGCCGCAGCTTTTGCGGCCGGGCTTCCGTCTCCGCCAGATATAATGCCGCTGACATTGGCTTGAGCTTTGTTTTTCGCATCGATTGCGGCCAGCTCTGCCTGCAGTTCTCTGTCAAGCTCTGCGCGTGATTCTCGCTGCAATTCAAGCGCGGCTTTTCTCTGCTCGTTATTCAGTTTCAGCGCTTCTTCCAGCTGGAAGTGCTTAACAATCAGATCTTCAATCTGCTGCGGCAGCCGTTCGCCTGCTTTCAGACCCAGCGTTTGCGCTGCGGCATATTTTCTGGCGGCCAGCTCTCCATCAGTGATTTTCAGCACTGCGGCTTGCAGTTGTGCTACCAGCTGCTCTGTGGCGTTTGTTGAATCTTTCAGGCCATCTTCGAGTTTTCCGGTTACGTTAGCGCCGGCAAGTTCCTGTCCAACTCGTGCTTGCAGATTGCCGATATTTCTTAGCTCTGCTTCAGCCAGCTTTAGACGCGCCGCATATTGGCCAGCAGCCACAGCTGCGCCCTGACTTCCTTTGGCAGCCTCAGCAGAATAAGTCGATACTGCGCTGCGCAAATCGGTAACTACTTTCAGCTGCTTTTCGTATTGCGTGTTGAGCTTGCCTAATTCAGCCTGAGTAAACGCAGCCTGGCTGGCCTCGTCTATTTCTGAGTAGCGTTTTTTGATTTCTTCCAGCTGCTTCTGCATTTCCTCTGGCAGCTCTTTCATGGCGCCAGATGCATTTTTCAGGCTGGTGTAAAGCACTCCGCCAATCGCTGAGGCGATAGCAATAACGGCGCCCAGCACCGCGCCGCCTGGGCCAAATGCGCCGGCAAGCTGCGAACCTTGCTGTCCTAGAATGACAAACGCGCTTGTACCGGCCTGAGCCTGCACTGCAACGTCCTGTAATTGAAAACCCAGGTTGCCGGCAACGCCGCGCATGGAATTCATTGATCCGCTAGCAGCCTGAACTGCTGATGCGGTTTTCGTCATATTGGTATTAACTCCGGCAGATGCTGTACCTACTCCTGCCAAGTCTTTTTCCATTTTGTCAGCAGTAACGCCGATTGCCTTGCCGGCCTGAATTACGCCTGCGGTGTCGACGCTGGCTTCTATGTACACTGATCCGACTTTATCAGCCATTTATCACCCCGGCAGTTTGCCCAATCGCACCAATAATTCGCGGGCCTCGTCTTGGCTCATGCGGTTTTTTTCTTTCTCTGACAGTGGAAATTTCGCATCAAAAGCGCGCTGAAATTCGATCATGGTCATCTGCCATGCGTCAGTTAATCCAAGCCCTAAGTGCGCCACAATGACGCCGACATATTCAAGCGGATCAAACGGCTTCTGGCTTTTGCTGCTGCGGTGTTTCACCCGGTCGGCATCTGGCTCGCCGGCAATACCTGAAATCATCAATGCTTGTGCAATGCCTACCATTGCTTCGAATGTTTCAGCGCCATCAATCCAGACGGTTTCAGACAGTCCGCTCGGCAGCTGCTGCACCTCTGGCTTACCGAAAATGCCGGCCGGAAACTCTTTATCTGAGCAGCAGCAGATCACCTTTTCGCAAGCATAAAGCTCGTGCATTACCGGTGGCAGACCTTCCAGCATTCTGCATTTTGCAGAGATAACCAGCTGCACAGTTTCTGCAATATCTTCAGGCGTGCCAATTTGCTGCAGGTTATATAGCGACGGGCGCAGCGTGTAGCTTTGCCCGTCAACGTGTACGCCAATTTCACCGATTGCGGTGTTCGCCATTGGTTACGGCGCCGCAACTGCTGTAACGATTGGCGCTTGCTGGCCAGTCCATGACATTGTAAATGTCGCTTTGTCATCGTCAGGCGCAGAAAAGCTAAACTCAGTCAGCAACACGTACATTTCTTCGGTAACAGTAGCGCCGGCGGTTGGGCCTGGGCGTGTCACTTTGATCCATGCGTAAGGCTGGCCAGATGTTGGCGCGTAGAAATACGTTTCAGTTGCGACGATGTTGTACGACGTTTCAGGCAGGTAAACGCCGTCTGTGCTGCCGTCAACTGATAGGTAAGTTACCAGCGTTTCGCGCACGTTACCTTCAGAACTGCGGTTAGTGACATCTGTAGTGTCCCAGCTGCCGTTTTTCTCCAGACCTTTAGTGCCGCCTAGCAACACATAATCGTCATCAGGCGAAACCGGTTTAGGGATAACGCCATTCACTTTTGCGCGGGTGTCTTTACCCACTAAAATTTCAATTGAACAATCGCGGCCCAGAAATGCGCCCATGATTCACCTCTTAAGTATTGGATAAAATACGAATATCAAGGCTGTACGCCTTTCTGTTGTTTTGGCTGTCAAAGTACGGACCGCCTACGCCTGCGATCAGCTGAATGCCGAAAGCTGAACCTGTTTTGTACTCAGCAATCAGAAACTGCCGGACTGTCTCGCAATCGTCACGGCACTGCTTAATATCTGCTGCGGATGGATTGCCTTTGGTAAACAATAGAATTTTACAGCCGTCTTGGCTGACGTACTGGTCAGCTTGGCCGCCGTCGCCCATAGTGAGCAGTATTTTTTTCGTCAGGTCGCTGAACGGAAATGCTGCATCGTCGCGGTACGGCGCGCCAGAATAACCAGTGATGCCGGATCCGGTCAGTATGTGCTGGCGTATTGTGTCGGCTGTCATTGTCACCGGCTGAATTCCTCTTTAATTGCGCGCTGCACTTCTGGCCATGCCTCTTCTAATCCGATGTTCAGCCAATCTTGCCTGGCGCTTGGATTGTAACCGCCAGACATGCCGCTCGTCGGGTAGTTGGCCGCGCTCATTCGCATAGCTCTATCCTCTGGCGTTTGCGGCTTCCAACCATCCATCTTTCCGCCAGGCTTCGGCGAGTGCAGAGGCAGCGCGTAAGCGGCAACGAAACCGATTCGCCCAATCGTCAAGCCTTCCTGCTGCTTAATCTCTTTGAATCGACTATTCAGCAAAGCCCCGGTATCCAGCGGTACATATTCAAGGCTGCGATTCTCAATCAGCGTTAGGCCGACATACAAGCCGCGCTCAGCCGCTTTTGGCACTTTGTCGCCGACTAGCGTCTGAATGTTTTTCTTCAGCTCGTTAACGCCTTTGACCTTGTTTTTTGCCACTTTGCACCGCCAATTTATTGACTGTTCGGCGTCAAATTATTGGCTAGTTTAGCGCCGTTTCTGGCCTGTGGCAAACTTGTGCAATTCGCCTTGATTTATTCTGATTCGTGCTTTACATTGTGAGCTATGGCAAATTATATTTAATCGGTGGCTTATGACAGTCGTCAAAGTCAGAGTGAATAAAACGGGCAAGATTATCTGCGTGAAAGAGTGGCAGCATGGCTATACGGACGCGTTCGGTAATTTCTATGCCAGGTCAGAAGTTAAATTTTTGGAGTCGGAGAAGTTATGAAGGAATTAGTTATTGGAGATACGCCGGCGCAGCTCGGGCAGATTCAAGCCGCCGACGCGATGATGATCGACGGCAAGGTCGTGGCTAAGGCTGATTATCTGGCACTGACCGCGCAGGTTGCGGTGCTTAAATCGCACATTGCCAAATTTGCCGAATGCAACTCAGCGAACAAAGTCTCGTTATTGGAGATAAAAGGCAAGGAACTTTTGCTCGACACACCACCTGCCTGTCTCGCGCAGGTGCGGGCTAAGGCTGTTAAGTCCGCCATTAAGTTCTGCAATCACTACATGGCTTTCCCTGTAAATCGCGGCAATATTGCGGATAAGGTTATCGCAGTCGATGATCTGATCATCTACGCCGAGCGCATCCAGCAAGGCGGTGCAGGGTGATTACTTTCGTTTGTGCAATTGCAGAACACTTTATTGGTGCAAATTTTACAGGCTGGCTGTACGTGCTGCCTGCTTTCATGGATCTTGCGTTAATAGGTCGCGCATCAGTTATTGTGGTGAAGAAATGACAATCATCGCATGGCTGCTTTTAGGATGCGCAGTTTCCGGTATCGCGGTTTATGCGCTTGTTCAATTCTTGCCTGGTGATTAAATGAAAAACCATAACGGATTATCAGTGGCTGAGCTGCTTGGCAGCTGGCCAAAGACCATAATGCGCAGCAAGTCGAAGCAGTCTCGCGCTGTGGCAGTAGTGAGCAGCAACAAACGACCGGTGATTGTCAGTTGCGTAAATGGCAAGGTGTCAATGCGGTGGGCTGACTGATGCAAACACAAAAACACCTTCTGGCTGCAATATCTGAATGGCAGGCCCGCAACAGCACCACGGCGCTGCCAAAGCGCCTGATTGCCACTGCTGATGTGGTTCATGAGCTGCAGCGTCAGAATGCGATACCGGAGTTTTTGACGGTGGTTTATTGCGACGGCGATAAGCGGCTAAATGTTGAGTAAACTTATCAGTTAAGTGATTCGGTGAACTTATGGAATTAAAAGTTGATTTAAAAGAACTGCTGAAGTTCTGTCCGTTTGATGACGCTACGGCATTAGTCAGTTACAACAAAACTGAAATTGTAATTGCTTTTGAATGGCGAAAATCAGGCGGCGAGCATTCCAGATTGGCAAGACACCTAAATATTTTCCAAATGCAGCAATCTATTATTGGAGCTGATAAATGCTTACTTGTTGAGCTTCATAAGATGAGGTACGAAATGGAGCTTGCTAAAAACATTGATCAGCCAGTATAGGCCAGATAATCGGCCGGGCCGCGCAATGTGGTACCGGCTACAACTTTCCTGACCTGCATTGCATCGACAGGTAGTGATGATGGCACTGACGCATCAGCAGCAATCAGCTTGATGTAATCGCCAACCTTCGGATGAACACCAAGGCTGAACACGCCAGATGGCATAAACTCCTGACCGGCATTATCCCGCTGCAATTTTCCGTCAGTGATGAACTGGCATGCTGCATCGTGCGAAACGCTGTATGTGTCGCCGTATCCGTCTGATGATGGCGTTGCTGTCCAGATGATGCAGCGCGATTTGCGGAAGCGGGATGCGGCAAAGCTCATGAGTACCGCCGACCAACTGAGAAAACCTGAATATCAGACACGTTAAAAATCGCCTCGATGCACGACGCGCCCGGCATCGATTTAAGCATCATGCCCCACTGCGTACAATCCAGGCCTTTAGCCGCTGCCGGAGCTGCGTAGGAAACAGAATCGCCAGTCATTGAACGCTCAGACGTTACCTGCCCGCCGTTCATCAATGTGAGCTGGTGGCAGCAGGCGTAAATCTTAACCAGCTTTTGCTGGTCTTCTGTGGCTCCAGAGCCGGCTAGGCACGCATCAGCCGCGTCAATGGCATTAATCACCGACTGCACCACGTTGTCAGATTTGCCGGAATTGTAGAAATCGTTTACGTCGTTGACGTTAATAAGTGCGCTCATTCCTGCGGATCCTCTTTAGCTGCGCGGCGGCGCTCTTTCCAGTCCATATATTTGCCAACGGCAATAAAAAACCGCTCGACTATCAAAAGTAGAACGGCTATTGCAGATAGAAAATCCATCCAAGGAAATGCGGCGAGAATGTCGAAAATGAAGTAAACCGGGTCGACTATCCATGATGGCAAATTAGCGTGAAGCGTATCGCGGAGCTGGTAAATTGCACTTGTCCCGCCAGCATACGTCAGCACCTTGTGCTGGATCGTTTGCATGTACGCCCCGGTGTCAGTTGTTACGCTCTGAATTAAGTGCTTTACGCTCTCTCTCACGGTTATCGGCTCTGATTTGTTTAATGCGTTGCCAGCGATTATAGATTAGCCAGCCGGCGATTCCAAGGGCGAACAATTCCGACACTCTGCCGCCCTCCTTTCCAAATGAGGCAATACAGGATAAAAACATCTAATCCGTTGATAAGCCAAGGATAGCACAGGTAAAAAATCGTTTCAGTTTCAGTTAAAATAAAATCGAGCGCCGACAACCAATTAAGGCAGGCAATGCAGATCAGTGCATTACGGATATTTGATAAAAGCCTGATATTTATTGCGGCGTTGGTGGAATATAGAGCTGCTGCAAGGCAGTAGTACAGAACTGGGTTATGGCTGAATGCAGCAAAAAGCCATTCGCCAATCAAGGTAAACGCCAACACTATCAGCGCCTGCCGATTAATGAAAAAAGCCGCAACTAGTGCGGCAGTTTTCAGAACCTGAAATGCTTCAACGCTTATTAGGCTTGTTAACATTTTTTGCCGGCTTTGCTGGCTGTTTCGGTGGTTGTTGAGCTTGCGCCATTCTGCTTCCCCTCTTCTCTGATTAAATATTGAAACGATTTGACGATCAGAAGCACTACCAGATAAACGATGACCGGCAGCACATAATCCCAGTTTAGCGACTTTTCAGCGCTCCAGTCACGGGAAATAATGAAGATCTTATCTGTGGCATATCCGAAGCCCAGGATGATACCAAGAGCGATAATGACGATGTTGTGTAAGTGGTTCATACAATCTCCGTTTATTAATTTGGCCCTGAGCGCCCCGGCGGGCAAATCCGGTATGAAGGACTTTCAACCTTGGCTACACATTTGCCAGTCGGTCAGTCCGCTACAGCTGCACGGGAGGACTGCAAGCTAAAACTGCTGCTTCGATGTGATAACGAACTAAACCGCGACAACCGGCTGCAACATCCTGTCAGTCTCGCCGCGCGAAATTATCTGAGCTGGCCGGCACTGAACTCCGGCTTCGTCGGTAGGTTTACCCGCAACCCGACTGGACGCTCCAACGCCTTACGGCGCAGCGGCCCTCCCAAGGTGGATATGCGACCCAGCGCATCAGCCTGCGCATTCAGCTCATTGGTAAGGCATTCGCATTTGCACCTACACTCTTGGAATGTAGCCTGACAGGATTACAAACAGAATGCCTTACCAATAAACTGGGCGGCATCTCTGCCGCGATAAGCCGCCATTACAGCGTAAAGTGCATAACGACCTCCAACTGTCCTGCCGCCACTCTCTTTGGCTGACGGTGTAGCCGCAGTGTATTCAGCTCATTGGTTTATGTGTTTGGCGTGGCTTTGAACCACACTAGGTTGCCCAACCCTGTTCCGCACTACCACGAGGCACATGATAGCCTTCAAACACATAACCAATAAACTGATTAAAAAGCCCCGCACGATGGAACGATTGGGGCTGCTTCTAACTTCATGAAACCTATACGGGCAATATAGGATTCAGATGTGCGACAAACTAAAAGCCTACGCACACTTGCCAACCACTGTTATGCGATTAAACAATAACCGCAAACACTCACCATGTAAAGCTATTCGGCAGAAATTATTTTATTAATCCTCCGATGCCGCCTTGTTCTGCATCTGGAGCGGCATATCACATGCCGTTTGTTTCTGGATATGAACCACTCCTGGCACTCGTCGCATTGGCGCAGCTGCGCGCCACAATAGGCGCATTTACCCTTGGCTGTAACCCAGTGCTGTTTCATTCTGCGCCTACTCTGTTGGACCTAAATTGGATCAACTATACCCCCTTTACGCCGCGCGCTCTGTGCGGTGACTAAATAAGAGGCGTAAAGAAATGGCTACATTCAATGAAGACATCGTAGGCGGTCGCGGTATGGGTGGCGGCGTGTTCAGTGGTGGTGATTCCGGTGGCGTGATCATGGGCCTGCTGCTTGGTCGGCTTGGTCTGTTTGGCAATCAGGACAACAACGGCAATGGTCGCTGCGTGACGCAAGACGATCTGAACGCGCAGACGCTGGGCGACATTAAAGCGTCAATTCCATTTAACGAGGCCCAGGTGCAGCTGGCGCTGGCCGGCGCCGTTTCCGGGTTGACCACTCAGGCAAACAATAACACCCAATACATCACCGCACAGACCCAGGCGCTGGCACTCGCTCAGGCTAATTTGGCTGCATCGCTGTCACGTGATATTGCGGGCGTAGATACGAATGTGGACAGGCAATCAGCGCAGATCCAAGAAACCATCTTTCGAGATGGCGAAGCGACCCGAGCGCTGATCACATCAAACCGCATCGCGGACCTTGAGCAGCAACTGACCGTTGCGCAGCTGCGTGAATCCGAGCAGCGCGGCATTAACCGCGAAATCGTCAATACCAACACGATCACAGTGTCGATGAATCAGCAGCAGTCGCAGCAACAGCAGCAAATGCAAGCGCTGCAGTGGCAGTTAAACCAGCTGTGCGGCGCGTTTGGTCAAGTAGCACGCGCGACTAATAGCACGGTACAGGTCGGCAATACTGGCACCGTTGCCGGCGCACAAGCCGCCAATCCAACAAACGTGGTGGCTTAATATGCGTATTGAATTCGATAGCGACGATACGCTGGTGATCATGCCGGAAAACTCTGTGGAAGCGATGGCGCTGAAGTATTGGGCCAAAGAATATGCGGAGCACGGCGATAAGGTTCTGGAGGTGTCAACCGATGTTGTGCATCGACTACCCGGATCCTCCGATTAATCCTCCGCCAGAATAGCGGTAATAAAAAAGCCCCTTTCGGGGCTTTCTCTTTTGCCTGTGTCGGCTTAGGTGCGGGAGCGACCACGGCGGGCTGAGCCTTCTGCTTCTGCCGCTGGTGATTCCTCACCGGCTGAGCCTTCTGCTTCTGCTTGCGGAGTTGCCACAACCAAAATTGCCACTTTGCCAACCAGGTTCGCCGGCACATCGCCTTCGCCCTGGGTGCCAATCGGAATTTCTTTGCCGCCAGAGTATGCGCGCTTAGTGGTGTACCATTGCATGCGATACCCCTTAAAGTTTAGTGACCTGAGTCACGCCGCAATTGCCGTTTGCGTCGAATTTGATTTCGAGCGCAGCTGCTGCCATGAACTGGAACACATAGTCGTCTTCCGGGTTCAGGCGCATTTTCGGACGGCTGGTTAATGGCATACCGTTCAGGACTTCCACAACGTCACGGCGTTTGCAGACAAAGAGCATTTCGTTCACAGGCACTTTAGATGCTGGTACGAAAGTCACGTTAGCAATCTCAGAAACGCGCTGCAGGATCGTCTTGTTCGGGTACTGCGTGCTGTAGTCGGTCGCAGAAGCGTAGAACCAGTCGTTCCAGTTCAGGTATACAGTCGATGGCGTGCGGAAGTTAGCAGTGTGCTGCTTCTCCAGGCCGCCCATTACCGCATCTTTCCAATTTGCACCGGTCGCGCCGTTCAGGTCGAAACCGTGCGTATCCGTGTTGCGCTCTGGATGGTTGCGCAGGCCGTACAGCTGATCTGAGCCGACTTTGATCGTTGAATCGCCGTTCAGCGTGATGTCTTCCAGCTTTTCAGCCACTTTGCGGAAATGGTTGTTAGAACCGGCAGAAGTGTAATTGCCGCCGGCGCGCTGGATCATCAGCATTTGGCGCCAGCCCACTGACATTTGCGAGTCAATGATTGGCAACGGCGTGCCGTGGTAATCAATCACTGGCTGATCTGTTTTGGCTTTGCCGATACCGTCCAAGCTGATATTAGCCTGGCCAGAATCAGAAACAGTTTGGAAGTGATTAACCAGAACGGACAGATCGACAGCTTTTGACAGGCTTGACAGGTCGTTGAATACCGCCAACACATCGCGGGCAACTTCGATGCCGTCACGGTCCCACTGGCCCCAGGCGTCTTTAGGTACTGGGAAGGCGTTACCTACCAGCACTTCACCCGGCGCGTAAATGCTATTGAGCTGGCCGCCGAACTGCGCATTAAGCGCAATTTGCTGAGCGTTAAACGCTGAGCGCTGGGCCAGAATGTACTTTTGTTGCTGTGGTGTAAAACGTAACATTGCAGCCCCCTTATGGCTTGACGTATGGGCGGGAGATAACAACGTCCGCCAACGCGCCAGCAGCTACAGCGCCACCAGCTTGATCGAAGAAAGCAACAACAACGTTACCCGTTGCGGCTGCGGCCAGTCGGCCAGATGCTGCAATAGTCAACTCCTGACCTTGCGTATAAGTGGCTGCTGCCATCGCCCAGCGGTATTCCTGTTCAGGTTCCAGCCGGTAAGCTACGCCAGTCTCACCAGACACGTATGCGTCAGTGTCACCTTGCGCGTAGAAGTTACGGTTGGCCAGCAGACCAATGCGGCCGGCTGTAGGAGCAGTCGCCTGAGTAAATGCAGTGCCACCGATTAAAACGGCAGTACCTGGCAGCAGTGCGCCGGTAACTGGCTTGTTCAGTGTTTGCGGCTGGCGTTCAGCTGGGCCGCGATAAATTACGTTAGGCATTATTTGCGCTCCTGTGCTTCGTCGATAGCAGCGTTCATGTTGTAGCCTTCGAACTCATTACCAGGCTGAGCATTGAACTGTGGCGCGCTGCGCTGCAGGCCAAATGCCGGCACTGTAGCGGCAGCCAGTTTGTTCAGCACAGTTTCAGGCATCTGCGCCAACTCGTCTTTGGTGTAGACTGAGTTTGCCGCCATGATCTGGCCGATCACTGCGTCTTTGGCCGCTTGAGCTTGCGCCTGTGCGTTGTTTTCCAGCTGCGCCAGCTTATCGTTCAGTGGTTTAACTGCAGCGTTTACAGCAGCGGTGATTGCGTTGGTTAAGTCGGCATTAACTACCGGCTCGCCTTTTTGTTCTGGCTTCGCGGCCAGTGCGTTGGTCAGCTGCTGCGTCAATTGCTCATCAGTTGCGGTTTCGTCAACTTTCTGGCCGTTGGCTTTCAGCATGCCGATCACTTTATCGCGTGATAACATGGATGATTCCCCTGTGTTTAGTGTGTCGCGTTGGCCGCGCCCGCTTGAATTGTCGTCAATTTTCTGACGGTTTGCAAATAAATCAGTCAAAGTCTTGACGGCATTGGTGACAGTCTGCCAGACGGTTTTGCGTTTAACCTCTACCGGGTCGCCTGAAAGTTCGATTTTGCCGTCTTTCTCAAGCCAGCCAATTTGGTATGTGTTGTACTTTCCGGCGCTTTCGACTTCGAAAATGGCGCTATCTTCTGACCAGTCAACCAGCCATACGTAAGTCTGAGGCAGGCCGCCGAACCGGGTTTTAATGGCGGCATTCAGCGCATCGCGCTTGTCGTTCATGCTGCCATCCATGCCATTGATCACTTGGTCAATATTCACAACCATAGTTTCAGCGGCGTTAAACTTCATTTTCGTGGCATCGCCGCCGGCAGGTTCCTCGCCGTTCTCGAGCATGGCCAGGTGATTATACCGCTGCTCAGTTGCGACGTTGTTGACTACGTTGGTGTAAAGGCCGGTACTGACGCCGATCTCTTCCTTGTTGGTCAGGCGGTCAAAGTAATCCTGTCCATTATCCTGCGCCTGCAGCAGTGACTTTTTAATGTCGATGTCGACCATGTTCACTTTGCCGACTTTGTAGCGCTTGGTCACTACGCCGCCGCTGAATTGGTTCTGCAGTGCCTGTGGTGAGTAGGCGTCAATCGGATGGCCCTTATCATCAAACGGATGGCGCAGCGTCACAACGCAATTCACCAGGCTATCAAGCCCTTTTTCGTTTTCGTCTGCCGGGTATGTGATGCCGTTCATTACGGCGCCGTCAACGACTACCGGCACGCCAGAGATAAGGAATTTATCCGGCGTTTCTGTGATTTGCGTTTTCTTGATGTTGGTCTGGAAACTGATGTGCTGTTTCATTTTTAGCCTCGCGTCAATTTGTTGACAGTTTACGCCCTGATTTTATTTTCATCAAATGTGGATTTGTACTTGCTTTAGTTCGTGAGTGTAATTATATTTATCCAGCATCCTCATAAAGCGAATGGAGCGTTAAATATGAAAAACTTTCCCAAAACACCAAGTCCAGGCGTCGTTTACAACATCGCATATGTTGGATTGTGCTATTGGACAAAAACAACTGGATGGGTGAAATTATGATTCTATTTCAAGATCGACCAAGTTTCGAAGCGGCTTGGGATGCTACATCTTACCGTGTGATTATGGGTGGCATGGGCGACGATACAATCATGATGATCGCGGAGCTGTACGATCGCGGCTACGAACCAGATGAAGTTGTGTTTTGTGACACTGGCTCTGAATTTCCGCACACCTACAAAGTCATTGAATTTGTAAAACAGTGGATGGCAGACCGAAACTGGTCGAAGTTCACGCATCTTAAAAAATACAAACCAGATGGTACAGAATTAAAGCTGATTGAAATGGTTGAAGAACAAGGGACGTTGCCGGCAGCAGCTTTTGGTAGCAAATCCTGCAGCTTGCGCTTTAAAACAGAAACTGCTGACGTTTATTTCAATAATAACCCTGACGTACTTAAGGCAATAGGGTCCGCATACAAAGGCAGTAGATTGGATAGCCACACTGGGCAAATATTGAGGATAGTCGGGATAAACTTTGATGAGCCGGAAAGAGCTGCCAGATGGGTTCCAGAACATAAGTGGTTACAAGTATTTCCGCTATTTGACTGGGAGATTGGAGAGCGTGAATCAACAGCGGTCGAAAGAGTCGGACTTTACTACCCCGGAAAATCAAGTTGTGTAATGTGCCCGCATCTGAGCAAATCAGAACTTGAAATGCTTCAATCGGACTACCCGGAAATATTCATCAGAGTATTAAATATTGAATCTGTTTACCGCGAAACACAGATGACACCAGAAAGCTCAACTATTGGATTGTGCAGGGGAAAAACTATAGCGATGAAAATGGCTGAAAGCTTTTGCGATCCATTCGAAAACAAAAAGTGCGGAGAATGCAAATGAGCATGCCAAGGCACGTATATTTAGAAGCGTTACAACTTGCCGCAGAATACGCAAGACTTGATGAAATAAAGGTTCACAAAAGAAACTTGCGAGAAATGGACAGGATGACTGAAATAACGCGGAGACTTGAGCGAATAGAGTCGCTTTATACGTTCGACAGTGACCAAGAAGAACAGATGACATAAGTAACTATGAACTATTCAGCCAACCCAAAATAAGTCTTGCGCTGCTTAATCAGCTTTTCCTGCAATCCGGCGTCGTACATGACGCCTTTGCTGTCATACATGACTTCGAGTGAAACGCAGTAACAATTGATGCTGTTCGCGCCTTCCGCCCACCAGTCGGCCTGCTCCTGGATTGTATAGACCTTGCCGTGCCGCTCAGCGTGCCAAGGCCTGGTTGTCGGCAATAGCGCTGAGCGGTGCATAACTTTGATATCTAAATCGTACCGCTTTGCCGCTTCTTCAGTTTCCTGCTGCCGCGCTGTCCGATATGCGTTATTAACCTCAGTGCGCGCGATAGTCATTGCTCGGCTGTGCTTGATGCTGAATTGCTCTGCCATGATACCGGCCAGCGTGCGCGGTGATTTGCCGTTAATCATGGCCTCGCCGATTGCGCGGGCCAGGTCTGCGCCCAAGTCGCCGCTAAATTTGTCCATGCTGTTGAATGTGCGCTGGAACACGATTTCGATTCTGCGCCGGTACGAATCAGACAAAAGTACCTGTTCAAACGTCAGTTGGCTGGTGATGCCAATTTCATAGCCGGCCTGAACCGCCAATAAATTGACACGCCCAAGCGTGTCTGCAGCACCTGCGTCATAAGGGCTTCTAATGAAAGCGTCAAAAAACCAGCGCGGCGGCTTTGTTGGCTCGCCGGTTTCAAACCATGAATCGATGGTGTCAAGAATGAATGCTCGAACATCACGATACGGATCCAGCATGTAGGTATAAACCTCGCGATTCATCGCAAGGCTATTGCCGTCCGGCACTGTGCTGTTCGTGTGTTGCAGGTTCAGCAGATACGTTTTGATTTCTGCCGCCGCACCTTTCAGTCGCCTATTTAACTCGCGCTCAGCTCTGGCCCGGTTAGCGCTCTGCCGAGTCGGGTCTTGCTCTACTGTCAGCCGCTTGGCGTTATGGTGCAGCTTGCCGCATTCACACATTGGCCGGCGCTTCCTCTGCGTCAGCTGATTCAGCTTCAGCGTCATCAGGCAGTGTTTCGTCTGGCATCGGAAAATTATTCCTCAGCTGTTTATACCCAGCCTCTTTCCGGATCTCGTCAGTAGTGAATACCACCCCGTCACCGCCGCGGCCCTGTACGTTAACCTGCGCCATTTTAAGTGCCGCTTCAATCTTCTGACCGGCTGACGGAGCAGTTAAATCTGACCAAGCCACAACGTGACCATCTTTCGGCGCTGGCAGTGCTCCGTACATGAAGCACCAGTTCAAAAATGAGTCGATGAAATCAGTGCAGACGTTAACCCGTCGAGACTGCATCATACGCATCAGACCGGCTGTGTCTTCGTCGCCGGCCTTGACGCCTGATTGTGTGCCAACTAAAACCTTGGCCGGTATTTGCACCGATGCTGCGTATTCTTCCAGCGCCATATCCTTGTAAATTTTCGGGTCTGGCACTGTGTTATTCATTGGCTTTGCTTCAACGCCGCTCATAAATAAGACTTCGTCAAGGCCTTCTTTCATGTCTTTCAAGCTGTCATTGATGCCGGTCAATACTTCTTCGCTGATTTGTTGCCCAGGCTGCAGCGGTGTCAGAATTTGCTTGTTCGCAGCCGCCAGCCACGACGCCTCGCCGCCTGACCCGCGGATCTTGTCCCAGTCCAGCAGCGCATTGAACCCAGCCTCGTTTGCCGGCGTGCCGTAGATGCTTCCGCCCACCGCGTTTTCTGACAGAATAATTAGCCGGCTATGGTGAATCGTGAAACTTTCAGCTGCCTTGGCATCACGGTTACCGGTGCCGGTTGCTGAATACGTGTAATTTACCGGTCGATTGTAGTTTTCGCTGACTGGGTTTGTGTCGATGTCGTTTGGCTCTAACTGGCCCTCCCAAAGCGGCATCAGCTCGATTATTTGCGAGTCAGACACATTGCCAAGCGGCTTGTCCGGTGCCTGTCCATCACGCACCCGAATGAACAAAGCAGAATACCGACCAGTGCGCTGCATCCGGTCAGCGTCCCTGATGTGTCGCCATAACTTCAGGCGCTTGGCCATCTGATTAACAGTCTTTTCCCACGGCGTTTCGCTGTGGTCGTCGTCATCACCTTCGCGGACGGTCGGCGAGTCCATCCAGCACAGGTTCACCGGGATCACAATGCCGGCCTTTGCTAATCCGTTACGCTCAGCCATGTTCCAGTGCATATAAAAGTCGACCTGCATCGGGTAGCCGTAATCAAACCATGCTTTAGCGTGCTTCATGTCGGCAAACGGATCTGAACCGCCAAACCCTGAGCCGCGAAAGAATGATTCTCTCCGCTGCGCATTTAGCGCCATAGTGAGTTTGTTCAGCTGCAGCATCTGCTGATACTGCTGCGAGTTAACGCGCGGCTTGCTTGATTTGGTCATGTTTGTGGCCCCGATTGAGTTAGCGCAATTATGCGTCAGTTTATTGGCGGTGGCAATTTATCGCCGACCGGGCCGGACAAATGTTATTTCTTGGCCAATCCGGATCCGCTCAACCGCATAGCGTAGTGAATCAATGAAATGGTTAAAGTCGTCTATAGGTTTGTTGGTCGGCTTGTTGGTCTTCTTATCGATAGCCCAGCTGTAGTTGTAAAATTCAGTCATAAACTCAACCAGGTGCGAGTTGACGATTATTTCGTATTCAAGCAGGAAGTCTATGCCGGCATTAACTGAGTCTGGCCCCTTCTGAGCTGGCGATACATTGACGCCTTTCGCCCTGATGTAGTCGATTGATTTCGGCTCTGAACTGTCTGCAGTGGTCGTGTGCTTATGTGCCAGCATCGACTTTATTTTTTCTGCAATATCAGCGTTTGGCAGTCCTTTTTCATAAAACCCGTCATAAACTAGAATCCGTTTATTTACCTTGTCCACGTAGGAAATATTGAAAGCAGACGGATCGTTTGTGTAACCAAAGTCCAGACCCTGGACGCATTCAAGCCCATGCAGCTCTTCCTGCCTGATAACTCGCTGCGTCACATTAGTGAATATCAGGCCTTCAGCCGTACCCCAATTCCCGAGCGCGTAGATGTTGTAATAACGCGGGTTCGACTTCCTTTTGTTCTCCATTACCATTTTGTATTCATTGTCGATGAATGCGTTATCGGCATAAGTCGTTTTTAGCGTGAACACTCCCTGGATCGGATCGTCAAAAAATACGCGCTTTATCCAATGCTGTTCGCTGATCGGGTTAAGCGTCAGGATGATTTGTTTTAATGCTCCGGTCTCACCGCGCAAACGCAAGTCGAGCTGCTCAAAGTCTTCTTGTGTAAGCTCCGTTGCTTCCTCGCACCAAATTGAAGTAACGCCCTCGATCGATTTCAGCTTTTCGACATCATCAAGGCCGCTGAACATAATCTGCGCCCCTGTTGACCGGTAAACCATCGTCTTATCTGTCAGGTTTATGTCGAATTCTTTGACCAGGCCCCACTTACTGATAATGTTTTTCATCAGCGTGAACACTGAGCGCTTAATGGTGCGATCTACTTTGCGGATAATCAGAAAGTTGTGCTTGCAATGCTGCTCTTTCAGCAGCCGGTAAAGTATTTTGCGGGCGACTATGTGCGATTTGCCGGAGCCAGCACCGCCCCATAGAATTTGATAGCGGGACTGATCAACGAATGCCGGAACAAATGCCGGCGATTTCTCTTTGACATGCTTTCTGAATAACGCCAGATTTACCATTCATTTGAGCCGTCATCTACTATGCGGTGAGTTACGTCAATCAGCTGCTTATCCAGGCCAAGCAGTTTCGCCTTGCTCATTGTCGCTGAAACCGCCGCTGACGACTGGACAGTCTCAGCGCTTAATGCGGCCTGCCTTGCTTCTTCCAGCTCAACCAGCAGCGATTCAACAGTTATTGCGGCCTTTTTTGCGATATTATCACGTAAATTTCGTACCCTTACCGCAATCTTATCCTTAGCCATCATCTGAGACGCCTTAACGTCAACTGTGTCAGGCTTCATCTTCCCAGCATTATAAGCCCGCCGATACGCTTCAGCATATGAGATTGGCTTATCGAATTCATCGACTCCGGTCGCAACTTCCAAGCAGAATTTTTCTTCCTTCGCTGTTAATTTTGGCTCTGCCATACATCACCAGTTTCATCACAATTTAAAGCAGTTTAGCTCATAAACTAAAAACGATAAAGCCCGCTATTGCGGACTGTCCACCATCAGGATTATGGTTAGTAAATTCTGTTCACGTTAATGCCAGCGCTTTGCAGGGAGTTATAAACGTCGTTCTTTGCCTGAAACATGGCCTCACCCATAACCCGCTGAAAAAATACACCAGCCATTGCGACCGCCAAGGCATCATACCGGCTAAGTGCGCAGTCTTTCAGCTGCGACTCTTGCCCGGCGCCCATGCAAGCCTGCCTGAATTCTTCTGACTCGAGCACGTCTTTCATGCGTGCAGTAGTTAACGTTTTAACCTGCTCCCAAACCATGATGCGGAACGGACTGACCTCTGCAACAAGTTTTGCGTGGTCGTAGCTAGACGAACCGCGCTTAATCGTAAACTCAGCGCCCTGCACTTCAAAGAAAGCCGCAATCTCTTTCTCAATCATTGCCTGGAATGCTTCGTCGGGCAGCATGTTGAAAAACTGCACCTTTACGGACTCTTTAATCTTCTCCTGCACTTGCTGAAACGTCGTCAAGTCGTTACTCATGTTATTTCCTCTGCCAATTAACCATAAATTGCCACAATGGCCGCGTCTCGCTGGTCGGCGTTACTCTTTCCGGTCCAGCCCGTAATTTTGTTGAAGTATGCCGCGTCTGTTTTCGCCTGCATTTTCACTGGCCCGCGGATCGGGCGAACCAGTTTTACCATGTATCCGGCATGCTCAAGCATTTCGTGCAGCAGCCTGGTAACTGCCATTACCTGCCCGACATTTGTCGCCACCTTGATGCTAACCGCTTTGTTTTTTGTCGCGTGGCTAGCGAAAAGGCCTTTGTTTGCCTCCACGTTCTCGAGCTTTACCACTACCTGCGATTTGTCGAACTGCGAAAGGAACTCCAGCATTTCGCAGAATTTGACGTTTTTAAGCTGGCCAATTTTGCTGCCAGATACCACTGCAACGCCTGACGCCTTTAAGTCAGGGTCAATGCCCACGACAATCATTTCCGCACCTCATGCCAGCGCCAAACCATTCCATCCTTAACCAGTTGACCCTGTTCAACCATGCGCTGCGCTACCTCGCGGCTATTCGGCTTCAGAGCTTGAATAACTACGCCTGATTCCTGGGCGCGCTTTCTGATTTGATCGTGCAGGCTGTTCATACCGGATTCCCCGCAACTTCAATGCAGCATACCGGAACGCCAACGCCTTTTTCTTTCTGCATTGCTGCGTCGAGCTTTTCGATTGTGTCGCATTCAACACGGCCGCGCACTGCCAAACCACGCTTGCGCCGGACGATTACTTTTTTGCCGTTCCGGATCAACGCTTGCGCGTGACTTTTGGTGATTGTCATTAAGTTCATATTTGCTCCAAACTTATCAGTTATCTGATTTAAGGTGGCGCCAATCAATTTCCTTGATCCGCTCAACTGTCGCCGCGACTTCTTCCAGCCCATTCAGCGCCCGGTTAAAATTCGACTGAGCCACGCCATTCAGGCTTGATGCTGTCGCATCTGACAGCCCGCGCACAAGGTAATCACTTAACGCCGCCTTTATGTCATCGCTGGCGATTCTGGTTAAGCTGAAAAGCAGCTGCAGGCGTTCTGCGGTCTGGCCGCCTTGGGTTAGATATCTCATGATTGACCACCTAACTGGCCGATCATCTTGGAAAACTGGTCTGCGCGCGCCGCTCTTGCGCTCTCTATAGTGACTGACAGGTCATGAAAATCATCGCACTTTGCTTTTGTTTTCTGTAGCGTGTAGCCATGCGCGGCCATAAACCACAAGAACCAATCAACAGTAAAAACGTGACCATCTTGCCAATTTACCGGCATATCTTCAGCATTGCTAAAATAATTTAGCATCGCCTTAAATATGTCTTTTTGGTCGTGAAAATCACGCATAAAACTAGGAAGGTGTCGCCCTTGTTCTCGCCACTTTTTAAAATCGCTCACAACTCCCCCTTGCGCACACGCGCCAGGCTTTCACTGATTGAAAATACTGCATCAGCCAGTTGCGAATCCCCGGACAGCAGGCCTTTGCATGCGTTCAGCTCGTTGTACGCATTTGCCAGATGAAGCGACGCCTCAGCCGGGATGCGATCGGCTTTCAGGTTGTCGATGATGGCTTGCAGAATTGCATCAGCTTGGTCGGCCAGTTCTGCGTTTTGGCCGTTGAACTCTGAGGCTTTGCGGGCTGCTGCAATAAACATTTGCGAGTTTAGCAGGTTAGCGATTGAAACTGGCACTCCTTGATTTTGCGGACGCTCCTGATAGTCGCAAAAAGCTGCTTTGCAAGTTGGCTTATCGTAAGCGCACGGCACCCAAGCATTTATATGCCCAGCAAAACAATACCCGCTCCTTCTGAATGTTCCCGCTGCATAAAATTCAGCAGCAGCCGGAGCTTTTGACCAATCAACTATTGCACTCATTGCACCCGCTCCAATTCAGCACAAGCAGCCTCAACTGCGACCATGGTTTTCTCAGTTACATTTTTACCGCTTACAAAGTTGTCAACCGTCAGCTTTGCGATGCCGGTTTTGTCAGCGATTGCGCGGGTGCCGATTCTCTTGGCCCGCTCGCGCAGCTTTTCTAAATATTCAATTAATGGCATTTTGCTCTCCCGATATTAGCCAGTAACCGACTGGCGGCAGCTTAAAAATTTAACCCTTGAAGGTTGTAAGACTGGATTCCTTTATAAATCAGTGACCGTTCCATTTTCAGAACAATCGTTAGTTCGGCTTTTTCTGTGTGTTTACGCATTGGCGATCCGCCGCACATACCTCCGCAATAATTGTCGTCAGGCACTTGCAATGACAGAGGCGACGAGATGATCTCTACGTCATCAGGTAGTGATTGCAAATAAGCTACCAGCTCGTCGCGTGTCATATAAAGATTTGATGGGGCGTGCATTTTTCTGTCCTCACTCACCGGCACCATGCCGCTGCTCATGTGAGTAAATATAATTACACTCACAACATAAAGCAAGCAGCTTAAATAAAAATATTTATTTATTTTTGTTCTTCCAGCAAATCCGCAGCCTGCGCGCCATGTCTTGGCCATATTCTCCAGAATGCTGAGCCAGCCACCGCTTTATTCCTTCAGTGTCATGCTTCTGTGTTAGCTGACTGGCCAATAGCCAGCGCTGCTTGTCCTGCTCGATTGCCTCGCGCACTTCGGCGGCCTGGTTGCATAGGTTGCCGGTTATCACTCAAACCTCAAAAGCGCGTCCGCCAGCTCATCCTGGTTACTAAAAATCCCCGACAGACATAGCTGCCAACAAACATCCAAAATAGCCCGGTAGTACGCATCGAACTGAACCTGGTCCATCTTGGCAAAGCTAATCGACTTCGGCACCCGCTTCGGGCCGGCTGGCGTGTGTATATCGTCGTAAAACCCGGCTTGCACTGTGACGTAAGCGCGGAATTGCTCGAAATCTCTGGCAAGTGATATTCCACTGCGTTTACGGTTTAGCTCGCTTATAAATCCGTCGTTAACTGCATTAATGGTTTCATCGCTCATGCCTAAACGTCGCCAATACTCGGCCAGCTTTTCAACTGTGGCCATTTCCACATTCGACACAAAGCAGGCCGGCTCCCACGAATCAAAAGCCAGCTTGAGCAGTGCGAAAGTTTTTCTGTGATGGCCCAGATTGCGCTTAACCTTCACAGTATGCGTATGCTGCACGCCGGCCGGCACCTTGCGCGCCTGCTCTAAATCGTGCGCAGTGGCAGCACGGAAGATGTCGCCGACTCGGACCAGGTCGAATTCAGCCATTTACATCACCATCTAAACCCAGAATTTTTCTGCTGGCGTCGTAGTGCTGCAACAACAGGCCATTCATTGGATCTGTTTTTACAAAATTATTCATCTGCTCAGCTAGCATGTCAGCGTCATCGTCAAGTATTAAATAATTCTCAATTTCTGGATGGCGGTTTAGCCACTCTGCAATTTCATTTCCGCGCCTTGTGCAAAATCCGTTTATCTGCTTTGTTTGCCAGTCATCATGAAACGAGTTTGCTATAGCCTTAAATCCGCAGCACCTGAAAAGCTGTTTCAGCTGCCTATCCGTTGAGCCAATACGCCAGCTGGAGCTAATTACAATTTTAGCCTTTGCATCTAAAACAAGTCGCTGAACCATATGCATTGCTGCAGGCTCAAATGCGCTAAGCCAGCCAGTTTCATTAATGGCTACGCAATAGCGCGGGGATTGAATAACTCCATCAATATCAAGAAAAATAATATTCATCACGGCTTCCGCCCAAGTAATGCCAAAGCCTTCAGCCGGCCCGGCGTGTTTAAGTCTGCCCGGAATATATCCCGCGGCTTTTCGATTGCTGCTACCGGCATTTCAGCCGCTAAATTTTCGCCAGATGACAGCCTTGCCAGTGCAATTTTGTATGCGTCTTTAAACCGTGGCAGCGTGTCGCGCTCCGGCCTGTTCCTCAGCTCAAACCAACCAACCGCCTTGCCTGCGACGTAGACCGCTGGGCTGCTCCACTTTGCATCGGATAGAAACCCGGCATTGCGGCATGCCTCCAGGTACGCCTCGGCATATCCAAGCGCGTCGACAGGCTCCCGGCACAGGTCGACAAACTCGGCCGGGTTCGGCATAAACGGCTTATCGCCGGCCATCTTTTCAAATCTGCGAACGCCGTTTTTTATCTGCTCGTCAGACAGCTGAGCTTTAAAAATTGCCTTGGCAAATTCCTTTGCGACGAATTCAGGCATAGCTGCAGTTTTTGCCATGAAGTCCCGCGCATACAGCTGGAATTTCGGGAAGATCTGATCAGTAACCATCTGGGCCAAGTTCAGCAAGTTCCTGCGCGATCCGGTCTGACATTGCTTGTCGTCTTTGTTCAAATTCGATTGCTGCAGCTGCTGCTGATTGTGGTCCTGCATAAGTCTTTTCTCCTGCTCCGATGTTCATGGCAAATTTTTCAAGTTGGCTGCCGGATCTGCAAATCAATGTCAGATCGTCGTAAACGGTCCCTTTGTCATTTTTGCCCATGTGAAACTCACTGCGCTTGCAGCCGTCTATTGCCTGCATGATGTGCGCGACTGTATACGACTCTTTTAGTCTGCCAATAATGCAGGCCTGCCGTTCCTTGGTCAGTTTGGACCGTCCGGTTTTGTTCATGACTTTGGCCCAGTGGTCGAAGACCTGTTTTATTTCCTCAGCGAACTTTGTCGGCTTTTCTTTTTCAGCAACTTCAGGAGATTCGACAGAATCGACGTTTATATTTAGGTTGTTAGGTTGTTGGGTTGTTAGGTTGTTAGGTAGCATACCGTTCGCATTGCGTTCGCTATGCGTTGGCAATGCGTTCGCATTTTTAACCTTCTGATTTTCCCAGCGTTTTTCTGCGCTCTTTTTTGCTTTCTCCGACTTGTCATAAATCTTGTTCAAAGTCGTGTCAGCTTTACTGTTTACATAGCCTGATTCTGTGAGTGTAAAAAACTCGCGCAATACGTTCGCAATGCAATCGCAATGCGTTCGCATACGTATGAGTTTTGCTATCTCTTGAATGCTGACCGGAAGCGGCGACTCTTTCAGATAGTACAGATCGAGCATCCTTCGATATGCCAGATCTTCCATCTCATCCAGATGCGCAGTATCCCGCATGTAATCGCCTATGTTAAATTCATAGTAGTGCATGCTATAGTTTGCTCCGATTGTTTCCTTTAGCCCGTTGCGTAATTGCCGGGCTTTTTTATTTCTCGCAGCGACCTTCGAAGTATTTGCTCAGCCTTTCTGTGACTTCTGCACTGGTTCTTTTTGGGTCTTTGGCCACGCGCCGCACGGTCTCATAGCTGACGCCTGATTTATCGGCCACTGCACGCCAGTTCATATCCTGCAGCAATTCCTTAATCCTACTGATAACCATATTTACTCCACTTTGTGATTAATTTTTTACTATCAAGCGTTGACATACTAGTATTGCCGTTTAATACTGTCAACTCAATTTGAAAAGGAGGCATCATGTTTTATAAAGCTCAATTAGCGATGACCGAAGAAGGTATGCAAGTTCTGTTTGAAGAATTTCACCCAATCCACGAAACCAAATGCTATTCGTACTGCGTGCGCGGCTGGAATTACCCGGTACCACTGGCATTAAAGCGGAAAGGTGAAACAGACCTGCGGGCCGCAAAGCGCATGCGCTATAAGATCACGCGCATCCACAAAGACTGCAGCCGCATCGCTTTTGCAACAAAAGAGCAGGCTTTTAAGCAATTGATTTTCCTTAAAAAGCGTCAAATTAACCACATGCGCAGAGATATTGATCTACTGACGTATTTTTTAGAGCGAACTTCAGAAAGCGGCCTGCAGGCTCTTACTGAAAACACAACGCAGTACAACCGCGGCACGATCCATACACTGCCGGATTCAGCGGAAAAGCTGCAGCAATACTATGTTTTTGATTAGTGGCGGAACCATGAAAACAACACTCCTAATTTACACCCTGGCCGGAGCACTTAAGCTGGCCGTGCCATTCAGCAGCGCTGAGGCCTGCGACCGGGCTGCGGCGCATATGGCAAAGCAGCAGACTGCGCATATCTTTGTTTGTGAGGTGGTGGAATGACCTACACACTCGAACAGCTCCAAAAAATGCGCAAAAGTAGCGTTGATTTTGCGCTGGCAAAACTGGTTCTGAAAAGGCCGATTGAGCGCGGCGGGCATCCGTCTTACTGCGTATTTGCCGGCGATACTATGCCGCTGGCATTTCAGCATAAGATTTGCCTCATAAATTCAGAAAGCGGCTGGATTGCGTTTTTATTTGACACCACCAATGGAGATATTGAGTTTGAAGATAAAAATCCGCTACGGGCTATCGCCTGCTGTCTGATTCTGGTTCTTCAGGAGCAAAAATGACCCACCACAGAGCCACAGACGGCACGCTACTTTGGCGCTCAGGCTTCTGGGCGTGCGGTCCAATACTTTACGACGGCAGCAGCTTTCAGGCTGCCATTAACGCGACCTTGGCAGTTGAGCTGGTCGATTTGCATATTCTGCGCATGATGCGCGGTTGATTGGAGAATTAACGTGACGAAAAATGATTTGATTGATAATGCAATAATCGATCTGGCTAACTGGCCATCAAATGAGCCAGAGGAAAACCATTTGTACCAATTAAGTTCCGGCAGATTTGTCGCCGGCATTGCTGGCGGTATCACTCCGGCGCCGTTTTGCACCCGAGAAGAATTCGAGGCGCGCAAGGCTGAGCGGCAGAATAAGCCGGACTGGAAAGATTTGCCAGACTGGGCGCAGTGGCTGGCGCAAAATGAAAGCGGGGTTTGGCATTGGTTTCAAAACAAGCCGCTGAATGGTTTTACTGGATTTAACAGCGGCGGAAGTTGCGGATATGCAAACACAGGCAAAGTAATCGGCGACTGGCGCAACACACTGGAGCGGCGGCCGGAAACAACTGAAATTAGCTGGCCAGAAGAGTCGCGCATTGATGTCGTCGGCACCAATGGCAATGATGGGCTGCATTATCACGCTAAAGCGCCTGAGCTCACATTTGGCGCCGGCGTATTCAGCCTGGTTGACGATTCACCAAAAACAGCATCCGATTACCTTGCTGCGTGCACCAAGGTTCAAGACGAGCGCGGCAAGCAATACGACGCCAGCAGCACCGGCGAACGCAGTTTTGATGCAGCGGCAGAGGCGTTTAATTGCGTTACCGGAAAAGACCTTCGCGGAAGCGATGTCTGCTTAATCCTGGAGATGGTGAAGTTGATCCGGCAGTACAGCGATCCGACGCGGCTGCATGCCGACTCTGTGCTGGATAAGGTGAGTTATTCTGCATTGTGGGCCGAGCAGCTGACTAAGGAATTATCGTGACAGGCGCCTACGAATCGATCGCGGTGTGCTTAGCGCGCCGCATCGCCATGAAATACGGCGAGAACCAGCAAGCGGCTATCATCCAGACTGCAGCGCGAATGCTGGACGATGCGGACGAAACAACTAAGCTGGCGTTGCTTGACTTGATTGCTGCGACTCCATCTGAGCGGCAGCGCATTGTTGCTTATGCTGAAGTTATGATATTGACTTGCTGAATACTGATAAACAAAAGCCGGGTGATTAGTCCGGCTTTTTCTCTTTCCGCTTCACCCGGCAGATCCGTTCAATCTCTGCCAGCCTGTCCGGATTATCTCGTGTTTCCGACTTATAGCAGGACAGGTCAACCGACAGCAGGCCGCCGGTGATGTGCTGCAGCTCGAATGCCATACCGCGCGGCACGACTGGACCCCAGTTTGAGATCGTGCCGGTGCTGCCCAGGCCAAGCGCCTTTGTTGCGGCGCTATTGCCGCCGAATAAATCCAGAACCTTTTCAGTCCGCATATGCCACCCTCTTTAAATTTCCGCTTTAAAGTATAAGCCTCACAGGATGAAGCGGTCAAACTGAAAATAAATCTCATATTTAAAAGCGGCAGATGTTGACCAATTCGCTTTAGATGATAAGATTGAATTATATTTATTTAACGGGGAAAATAATGGACACCAACCAACTTGTAAAACTCTCGCAAAGTCTCGACGCGGCAAGGTCGACCCTATCAGACTGCATCAAAGCACGCAGCATTGTTAATAACGCTGGTACCCACCAGTCTGAAATATCTATCCGCTGTGGAAATGTCACAGTTAGCGTAACTGAAATGGACCGCGGTTATACGCAAAGCATAATTCGCGGACGTGAGATGATAGCTCTTGGCATCAAGAAGGTATTAAACGCCAAAATTGACGATGCGCAGGACAAAGTGAAACGCATTGAGGCGGAAATCAAAGCACTGACAGCCGGAGATAAACCATGACAACACCAGAACGCGCAGCCGTCTTGCTGCAGTATGAACAGCTGGCCCAGCAATTCGATGACCTGCACCACCCGCATAACACCGGCATTGGCCGCAAAGGACTGCAGAAGCAGCGCATTGATACCGGAATGCGGTTGTTCCGGATCCGCAAAGAGCACAGGATCACGGTGCAGGAAATGACAGAATTTAAACGCCGGGGCCGCCCGGTATGCTCAACAGTGGCACAGGCAATGACGCAGATGTGCCGGTTTTTTGGAGTGCAGCAATGATCACCCCATCTTTTGACGATTTCGACGCACCAGCGCCGGCACCAGTAAAGCCAGCGCTGCCAGTTGCAACCAAAGACATTAAGCCCGGCATTTACTACGATATGAGCAACGAGCAGTACCACGGCGCAAACGGCATCAGCTGCAGCGGCCTGAAGCATGTGCTCGAATGCGAGGCCGATTATATCTGGTCGAAGCAATGCCCGCAGGATCCGGAGGCATTGCGCACGTTCGATATTGGCACTGCGTTTCACTGCATTTTACTGGAGCATGACCAGTACGACCGGCGGTATATCATCGCGCCAGAATTTAACCGGCGCAGTAACCAGGGCAAGGCTGATGAAGCTGCATTTTTGGCTGAAGTCGCGCACGAAAATAAAATAGTCCTGAGCCATGAAGACAACAAGCAGTTGCAAATGATGCGAGAAAGCTGTTACGCGCACCCAGCTATCCGGTGGCTATTGGAAGCTGACGGCACTGCAGAAGCGTCAATTTTTTGGCGTGACCATGAAACCGGCGAAATACTGAAGATCCGCCCAGACAAGTTTATCCAGATTAATGATCACCATATCATCCTTGATGCCAAGTCAATCGGTCAGTTTGACCAGATGGAAAACCAAGTCGAGCGCATGGGTTATCACATTCAGGACGCAATGTATTCTGATGGGTACAGTCAACAATTTGACGCTATTCCGGATTTTTACTTTGCATTCTGCAGCACCACAATGAGCTGCGGACGATACCCGGCAACATGCCGCCAGCTGCCTTATGACTGGAAATCAGCCGGGCACCAGCTGTATCGCGATGCGCTGCACAAATACCATGCGGCAAAACGTGACAGCGACTGGCTGAAAATCCCAGAGCTTACCCGGCCACGCTGGGCTAAATAATCTTAAATTACTGAGCAAAATATATTTACTTATGCTTTAATGTGTGAGAATGTATTTTTGTTTTCAACCGGAGGAATTATGTCTAACAACACACTGCAAAGCTATGCAGCAACCGCGCTGCAGGCTTGGAATGAAACGAACCCAGGATTAGCTGCGCGTGGCATTGATGAGTCAACGTGGAATGCGCTGTGCTCAACCATTTATCCCGGCGCAAAGCCTGACTCGGTGGTTATGGCTGTCGATTACTGTCGGGCGCGCGGCCTTGATGTGATGTTAAAGCCTGTGCATCTGGTGCCAATGAACGTCAAAGATGCGCAGACCGGTCAATACGGCTGGCGCGATGTGCCGATGCCCGGCGTTGGCCTTTACCGCATCCAAGCCGACCGCAGCAAAACATATGCTGGCGCCGATGAGCCTGAATTTGGCCCATCAATCACTCAGGAGTTTAAAGGCAAAAACGGCAAAGTAACGGTGACTTTTCCGGAATGGTGCCGCTATACAGTCCACAAAATCATTGGTGATCGCATTGTCCAATTTCATGCCAAAGAATACTGGATCGAAAACTATGCCAGCGAAGGTAAAGATAACGACGCGCCAAACTCCATGTGGAAAAAGCGCCCATTTGCACAGCTGGCAAAATGCGCTGAGGCGCAAGCACTTCGCAAAGCATGGCCAGAGATTGGCCAAGAGCCGACAGCTGAAGAAATGGAAGGCAAATCATTTGACAGCGAGATCAAAGATATTAACCCGGCGCCAGCCGCCAAATCGCTGAAGTCTATTCAGCAGTCAGCGCCAGTAGCGGTACCTGAATTCGAAGATGCGCCGGACGATTTAGCCAAAGCGGTCAGCATGTCGCTTGATTGCCAAACAGAATCAGACCTTGGCCAGTGGTGGCAGCAATACTGCCGGTACGCTGAAGGCACCAAAGAACACCAAACCTTATCGGCGGCATACTTCGATCGCCTGAACGAAATCAAACAAGCGGGAGCAATTTAACATGACAGAACAGATCCAAAACTTGCCGGCAGTTGAGTCGGTGGAATTATCCGCAGTGATTGCAACGCCGGTGGTTATCTCCGGCAACTTCGATGCGGTTAAATCATACGTATCAAACGAACTGCAGCGCTATGACGTCGTTGTCACAGCTGACACCCTGTCCGACTGCAAAAAGCTGGCAACGCAGCTGAACAAAATGGCCAGCGAAATTAAAGCCCGCGGTAAAGCAATCACAGACGAAGCAGCGCAGCCAATCAACTTGATCAAAGAGCAGATCGCAGAAATCGTGCAGATGTGCTTGTCAGGGCGCGAAAAGCTGACTGCTCAGGTCAAAACGTTTGAAGATGAAACGCGCAAACTGTGTGAACAGCTTCTGGTCGCGTGCCGGGCTGAACTGTGGGAATCAACCGGCGTGCAGCCGGAGTTCCGCCGCACCCAGTATTTGGACCTGATTATTTTAACCAACGTCACCGGCAAAGGCGCGTTAACCGGCAAAGCAAAACAGGAAGTGCAGAACCGGGTTAATGCTGACAAGCGGCTGCAGGACCAGACTGAAAAACGCCTGCTGATGCTGGAAAATGTTTGCCTTAAAGCCGGCATGATTGCCGCGCTGACCCGTGCGCACGTTGAAACATTCCTGTTTGCTGATGATGCAACATACCAGCAGCGACTGGACGCAATGATCGCATCAGAATTGGAGCGCCAGCGCGCCACTGAGCAGCGTTTGCGTGAACAGCGAGACGCAGAGCAGGCACGCATCGATGAGCAGCGCCAGCGTGAAGCTGAGCAAGCAAAACAGCGTGCGCTGGATGAGCAGGCCGAACAGTTCCGGCAGCAACAACAATCAACCCGGGTTGAACAGTCTGAAATTGTGTACCCGGGTGAAATGACTACTGCGCCGACACAAATCAAGCCGGCGCCATTGTCCGCCCCGGGTAACAACTTCCAGCAGCGCCCAGCCCCGGCACAGCCGGCCGCCGCACCGTCGATTGTTTTCGGTTTCGGCGATCGCTCTACCGGCAAATTGACTGGCCGATCAAATGACATTACCGACGCAGCGCAGCAAGCGCTGGATCTGTGGCAACAGTCAGGCACAGAGCTTGGGATCTGGCAAAAAGACAGCTCAGGCGTTTTATTGGTCGCCATCGTTACAGATGGTTCAGTTTTCTGGCGGGCGCAGTAATGCGCCTTTGGAGTGTGTATGTTCGCAGTTTTCGGAATTAACCAGACCAAAGCAAGAGCGATGGCCGTTAAAAAAACACCAAAGACAACCGGAAAAGGAAAGCAGCTGCGCGCATTGACTGATCAGGAATACCAGGATCTTTTGCAGCAAAACACTGAGCGGTATATGCAGCAGATGAAGCCGGTTATCTTAAGCCCAGAATACAGCACGCCAGATATTTGTCTTGATTTTATAAAAATGGCAACAGATGGCGGAGCCACGCGATGTCAGATCATGATTAAAGCGCCGGTAGAAAGAAAAGGCAGGGGCGGCCGGGTATCGATTGGCAAGAGCTGGATGCCCTATGAGGCTGGCAAAGACTATTCCATTAAATCAACATTAATCTGAGCGTAACAGAATGAAAAAATACTCAGTAATTTACGCAGATCCGCCTTGGTCATTCAGCAACAAAAAGACCGGTGGCAGCATGAAGTCCGGCGCAGCGGCCCAGTATGACACCATGAGCATTGAGCAATTAAAAAAGCTCGATGTGCCGGCTATCTGCGCTGACGATTGCGTGTTGGTTATGTGGTATGTAGGCAGCCAGCCACAAGAAGCAATCGACCTTTGCAAAGCCTGGGGATTTACTATCAAAAACATGAATGGCTTTATCTGGGTAAAGCTGACCGAAATGTTTTTGCAGTTCTTTGGTATGGGCTTCTGGACCCGCGCAGGCGCCGAGTGCGCTATTATTGCCACCAGAGGCAAGCCGAAACGCGCCAGCGCTGCTGTACGTCAAGTAAGGCTTGCTCTTATCGGTCGACACAGTGAAAAGCCGGCAGAGTTTCGCGCCGACATTGAAAAGCTGTGTGGCGACGGTAATAAACTGGAAATGTTTGCGCGACAATCTGCTGCAGGATGGGATGTTTTCGGGAATCAGGTTGAAAACTCAATCACAATTAACACAAAGGAATGATCATGGATCCAAGCGCAATTTTATGGATGATAGCAGCGGCTTATGTGCTTGGATTTGTAGCAAATAAGGTGAGACGGAAATGAACGAAAAACAAAAGGTTTTAGCATCCGTGATGCTTGATAAATATTCAATCGTTTTGGCCAGCAATGTTTGCAACGATTGGCATTACCCAGAAAATTGGACCGAGCAGGAAAAGGCGGAATTCTGCAAAGGCTACCACGATTGGAATGGAGATCCTGAAGAGTTTGATCTGGACAATCTGCATTTGCCTGATTTCGGAGTTGCTGCATACCTTGCGCATTTAATGGTGGAAAGTGAACCCAATTAAGCCGCGCTATTGGGCGCATGAGCTAATCCAGCTCAGGTATGAGCGCGCAGCACGGATTAAGCGTTACACCGTCGCTGCGCTTTGTTTTGGCCTATTAATTTTGATGGTGATGCTATGAACGATAACTATGATGACGAAATGCAGGATATTCAGGATCTGATTGATGCCACAAAGCAATCTTTAAAGATTTTGGCAGGCATAGCAGTAATTGCAGTATCAATCGCGCTGGTTGTGCTGTTATGACAGTCCGCCAGCAGATTGAAGCGCTGATACATGCCGGCGCCAGAGATTGCGAAATTGAGCAGCAACTTAAATGCGACCGGGCCTATATTTACCGGGTACGAAAAGCAACTGGCATTGCCAACAAAAATGCTTATGCTCAGCGGATGCCAAAGCTTATTGAGTTGGTCGCTCAAGGATTAAGTGACGAACAGATCGCGCCGCACTTTGGTATCAGTCCAGAATCAGTCAGAAAAATGCGCAACGCCGGCAATGTTCGCAGGATCAGGCTGCACGAAAAGCATCATGAAGTTGTCGCCCTGCTGCGGCAGAAAAACAAACAGATTTATGTTGCTGCTCTTTTTGGTCTGTCTGAATGGGTCGTGATGAACATATGGCGGAAACAGCAGTTGATTGATAAGAAAGCCGGCACCAAAACAGCTAGTGCCGGCTGTAACAATCAGCAGGTTGATATAATGACAGTGACAGATTTGCAGTCTGACCGGTCGTCTGACATTTCTACTTCGATATGAATTTTTGACCGGCCAGCAGCAACACCAGTAACCATAAAGCCAATTTCGTTGCCGGATATGTCAGTGTCACCGATAGTCAGCACGGCCGCATTTTCAGCAGTGACAACGGCGCTTGAAATTGTGGCGCCTGCCATCCAGGATAAATCCAGCCGGATCCAATACCGGTCAAATGAGCCAGCCGGCAACGGCCTTGGTATGGTCACTGACATTATGCACCCCGCGTCAGAGTCACGGATGTGATCTGAGAAGTTCCGCCAGAAACATAGCTTGTGGTTGTGACGATTACCGGCGTGCCTGATGTGCCGACAGCCAACTGCTCAGTGTATGAACCGGCGACAAGGCGCGCAAATGTTGCGGTTCCGGTTGCATCAATGGTGTCGTTTGCAATGGCATTGGCTGTCATTGACCCGGACGATGGGCTGCCAAATCCGGCCAATGTATGCGCAGCCAGTGCTGTGTTGCCAGACAGCGCTGCATCGGCGTTTGCCGGCGGAGTGCCGGAGTAAATAGTTAAAACAGCAGTTGTCATAATAGTACCGTAATCGGTCAGCTGCTTATTGCGTAATGCGACGTTACCAGACATATCTCACCTCAAAATTGTACGCCGCGTGACGGCTCTTTAAATTGAATGCCAGCACCAACGCCGGTCATTGGGTTTGAACTAACAACTCGCGCAGATACTGCGAAAGAAATTGCACCTATATCATAACCGATTGTAGCACTGACGTCCTGCGGTGCTGGCCCGGCAGCTGATGCAGATACAGCAAAAACAATTTCGCCGATATCAAAACTGACGGTAGCTGCAGATCCAGGCGATGACGCTGCGGCAGTGATGCTGAACGATACCTCGCCGATATCATAGCTTGCCGTCGCTGAAACTACCGGAACTGATGACTCTGCCGACACATTGAAGTCAATTGCACCAATGTCATAAGCGATTGTCGCAAAATTACCTGCAGGCGCTGCGGATGCTTGGATATTGAAATCTATAGCGCCGATGTCGTAGCTGATCTCAGACTGCACAACTGGCACTGATGACGAAGCGTTGATGCTGAATTCAATGGCCCCGATGTCATAACCTACGGTCGCACCAACAACCGGCACAGATGAACTTGCAGAAATTGCGAATGCTATCTCTCCGATGTCATAGCTGACAGTTGATTGCACGCCAGATGAATAGAAACTGGCGATCATGCCGTCGCCGACGGCACCCGCTGCTAGTGCGGTTTCTGTGTCGGTCTCATAGTGGATCTTCTGGTATAGCGGCCAAATCTCCGGAACCACATTGGACACGTTGGCGCTTGTGGCGGCAATGTCTTTAATCCACTGTCGCACGTTGGCATATGGCGTCGTGTTCTCGCCGCTGATTGCCACCAGCATACTATCCGCGCCGGTCAATGTTTTTAGCTGGTCGATCACCGTGTTGTAGCGTGATTTAAAATCAGCTTCAGCGGTCTCTAGCACTGAGTCGCCTTCGCCGATCCAAGTTGCTACTGCTTCAACGTGGCCGGTCGGTGACTCTGCTGCGTAAAACGTCAGCATACGGTTATTTAGCGATTGGCCAGGCTGCCACTGCGCTAGTGACGTTCCGCCCGCTGCAACACCAATGAACAGCACCGGGCATTCCAGTGCTGTAGTCAGCTGCGTTGCGAGCAGCGGGAATATTGAACCGTTAACGGTGTAAGTATCAAACGGGTCAGCGGTTGCGACAACTTGCGTATTGCTTTCAACGGCCCGCTTTCTCCACCAGCCAGCCGGCCCCGTGTAGGTTTGCGCGTTGTTTGCGCGGCCTGAAAAATTTGACTGGCCCCAGAATAAAAACTTAGCGCCCACGGCGATGCCCGCGTGGCTATCCGTGGCGGCCACAAAGTTAGATACACGCACCTCTACGGCGCCGACGCCAACTGCAGCACCGGTTAACGTGCCGGAAAATGTGGTTGTTGGGGCTGCGTCGATTACTTGCCACGCCCCGCCGTTGAATCGCGCCTCAATAGTAGCGCCTACAGTCAAGTCGGAGCATGTGCCGTTAATGGCGATGTTGCCGGTGTTGGTGGTCTTGTCGCGCGCCAAAAATACGTTAGCTGCTGGATTAATTAGCAGGATGGTCGGGTTTGAAGTTGTCACAATACCGCGATCGTTACCGGACGGACCTGTGCCATCTAACACGCCGCCAGTCGCCGCCGTAAAAATGTCGTTTGCGTAATCCGTGAACGCTGCAGCAGTTACGCCGGTTAACGCGCCGGTACCTGATGCGCTGGTGTCGCCAGACGCCATAAAGCTGACGGTCGCTGCCGTGGTTGAGCCAAAGAAGTCCACCACACTGTTGCCGTATGCGACCACATTTTCGATCACCGTGCCCGCAACATCTTTGCGCATCCCGCAATATGACGCAGTGGTGCCGGCTTCAATGTTACACCCAGCGATCACCACGTTGCGTGCTGTCACACCTGCAAAAGCCGCTTGAATGCCCGCCCGATACGCACCCTCAACAA